TATCGATAACTGCAATGACCTGTTTGACTACATTTCCTTTGAAACCTTGCATCCGAACAGTATCAAGGTCTTTTGCCTTTTTCAAAACACGGGCAAGACCTAAGCCGTTTCTTGATTTAACAACAACCCAATCACCAACACCAATGTTATCGATTGGAACGTTTGTATCGGATTCGTAATATCTAAACCAAAATTCATCTGGACTATGTACAGGTGTATTATTTTGCCAGTAATAATCACTGGTATCGTAAGTAACTAATAGGAATTCCATAATATGTCCTTTCTGTGGTATACTTTAAATGGATATTTTCTAATTTGAGCTTGTTGATGTTACCGCATCATCAGGCTCATTTTTTATGCCCAAATCCTCGCATTCATCAGGAATGCAATAATCTCGCTTTGGACAGGTACTACAATTTCGCAATTTAATCACCACCTTTCAACGCGCTTAAATCAAGCATCATCTCCGGCTTCCTATTTTCCCATGTGTAATAATCTAAGCCTGCTTCTTTCAAAGCATCCGCAGCAGCTCTACCTGTTTGCGCTTCATCAATAATTCTGCAAGCACTTTGTCTAGCATTACGTACTTTTGCTAGTCGTTCCACGAATGGCTTTAATAGTTCACAAATTGAAGCCCATGCTTTTGGTGGTTCATTATAGAAGCTCTTACCTCGACTAATCATGCGATCGATTAAAAATTCCGAAGTCGGAATACTAGCCAAAGCGCTATCACCAAACCCCGCTTGTTTAATTTCTCTAGCAGCTTTCCGTGCTCCGGATAGAGCCTCTTCTAAATGCTTAAAGGCATCTAGCGATTTAATTTCTTGAGTCAATAGAGCTTCGTATTCATTTTCAATTGCATCAGTTTTCTCAGAACTAACACGAGATACGAAGTTCCTTATTTTTTGTTTACTGATATAAGGTTTTGTCATTTTCTGTCTCCTTTTAGTTGTAATAAGGGTTTTTACAATAATCACCGTGAGTTCTCACTCTTGGGATGTATGTGACATCTTCCTGCTCTTCTGCGTCAACTTCTGCCATATCTTTTTTAAATCCGTATAGGGATATAACCAGTCCGATTAACGATTGCAATATGAACTGTTCCCATCCAATTTGGTCGAGTTCTAAGGCTCCCATAGAACCTGCGACCAAAAACGTGCCAATTAACATATAACCCATAAATTGTTCTCCTTTATATCGTCACCATTGATAAAATAGATGCTACTGCTGCTGCAGCTAAGCTCAAATGCATTCCTGCATCAATCCATGTCATGATTAATTCCTCCTAATGAATTCCAGCGGATTTAAACTCCGCATCAACTACTTTCACATCCCAGCCTAGCGAATGGACAAGGAATGTTCTAAACCCCTCTTTATCGATGACAAAGCTACGGGATTTCTTACCTGGCGACTGCCAGGCGTAGGCAAATGGAAATCTATCTCTTGCGATGCCCTCCCGGATAGCTGTTAGGCTAACACCGAGCACAGTCGACATTTGAGCGACCGAAATCACTTTTCTAATCATGTGCACTGCCCCTCCTTTCATATAGCTTTTAAAATCATTCTTATTTCTTGGCCTACTTGTAAACGATCTTTAAAAGTATCTTGATTACGGAAATCATCCATGTAAACTTCTAGCATCTCTCGGTATATAGCTGCTTTGAAGCTTTCTGGCTTTTCCACATCTTCTCGATACGGCTTTAAAATTGTAACAGGCTTACCGAATTCATAGTCGATAAGTCCTCTTGCCTTTAGCCGAGCTTTCATGGTTCTAATCTTACCGTTAGGCCATCCGAGTAAATTTTCCATTTCCTCGTTGGTCTGTAACCCGCTATCACGATAGGCGTTATACAGAATTTCCATGTCTGTCATTTACTTCCCTCCTATTTTTTTTACATCAATTTTCATCTGTAAATGTTGAATATACGAAATATCGTACTATTCTTTAAAAAAAAGATAATCTAAAGACTCACTTACGCCGAGTGCGGATTTAATTTTAATAGCCTCGCTAAGTAGTAAAGGATACTTTCCGTTTAACTTATCTACTAGAGTCATATATCTCATTCCTATCTTAATAGATAAATACTTCTTACTCCAACCTAGACGGCCAAGTTCGGCATTTATATTTGGGTACATATGTCTTCTCACCCCTTTCTATCTACTTAAATACCTATACGCATACACGATATTTCGTGTGTGTTCATGGCTTAATTGTAATACGAAATATCGTGCATGTCAAATTTAAGGTTGTTTAATATTCTTTGTAAGCTAATTTATATATGAAATATCGTGTTTAGATATTGAAATATCGTGTTTATAATGGTATAATTAGGCACAAGATAATTAGTTAGGAGTATAAAACAATGACCAGAGAAGAATTTTTAAAAGAACGAATACTACAAATAGATAGTATTAGAGGATTTGCGGCATCAATAGATATGCCTTATACAACACTTTTATCTATTCTTAAAAATGTAGGCGGAGCATCTATAGATAATATCCTCAAAATTTGTAGCGGACTAGGGATTTCTGCAGATTACTTGGCCACTTTGGAAGACGGTTCTCGTTTAGATGATTCATTTGATCCCGATTTAATTGCATTACAACGAAACTATAAATCATTAGACAATGCGTCAAAAAAGGAGCTAAGTTCTTATGCCCAATATCTTTATACTAAGCAAGGAGGTAAAATGCCCGAGGATGATGATATCGACTAGTAAAGAAAATGTAGTACAAACAGCCAATAAAATAAGGCCTAAACTAACTAACAATTTAAAACTAACAGCCAGACCCATATTAAGATATTTGGTTGATAACTATGGCGTCAACATAATGACTTACAAAGAAGTCGAAAAAGATTATAATATAAGCTCTTTTCAGCTAAATCGGTTAACTCAATCAAATGATGCCGTATCATATTACCTACCATCAACACAACAATTCCATCTATTATATAATTCCGACGTTTCTACCAAAGCCCGCAAAATATGGAGTATTTATCATGAAGCAGGGCACATTATTCGTGAGCACCAATTAGCTTGCCCGGACAGCAGTAGAGACGAAAGAAAGCTAATGGAATGGGAAGCTAATACGTTTACCAGAGAAATTTTGGCACCAACTACATTAGTTTTAGGTGCAATTTCTAAATATCGTAAAGGCTCGGCAACCTTTCAGGATTTATATTTTATGTACAGACATTTATTTGGATTAAGTAAACATGCAGCTTCTTTAGCTAGTAGCAAAGTGTATAGGGAATCGCCAACAATTAACCAAGATATTTTGAACTTTTACAGCGATCAACTCAGCAATATATTCCCATATATAAAAACAAGATATGACTACGAACAAGTATTAGCTTGTATAACAAAATCAGAGTACGACGTATTTAAGAGTGCTAGAGATTTATTAGGATCGTGGACACCTATTGGTCGTACTTATACACTATCTAAAATTTAGGAGATATAAAAATGAAATTGCGTAAATTATTGCCTTTAATGGTTATGTTCAGCCTATCTGTAAGTACTTCTTTTGCCGCACAGTTTATCGATGTAACTTCGGATACGTACAACAAAATATGGAGTGTTGGCCAAGCATATAAGACGGATCGCAAGTTAGAAAATCCTGTCAATTATGGTGTTGAACTCCGGAGCGGCGCAGGCGGTGCTGCCGTATTAGTTACTCCGGGCACAATAACAAAGTACATCGCTTACTCTAAGGACGAGCGCTTAATCTTTCCGGGAGAAGCATTTAAAAGTGCAGTAGTAAATAGCAGTAACTATGTATATATCGCTACTTATGCGATGCACATCAAGAACCCATTAGCAGGCACTGTAGCTCAACAATTACCATCGCAACGATTACTTATTGAAAAAGACGGTAAGTATATTATGCCTGAACAGATGAACTCAGCTATTTATGACGCAATGCCACATAGCTATGCTATCGAGTATTACGCTTTTCCTAAAAATGTAGTGCTTAATGCACCGTATACAATTAAGTTTATCAATGGTAATGGTGATAAAATAGAAATTCCTATTACTGCAGAAAAAATAGCGGATATCATCGATAAAGAAAATAACTTAGTATATAAGACTAATTAACTAAAAA